GGCCAGATAGATTTATTTCATCTTGCAATGCACCGCTAAAACCTCCACTGCCTTTTCCTCTTGCTGGTTTTTTATCTCTAGCACCTTGAGCCGCTGTATCTATTAAGGCGTCCATATAACTATTTAAAACCGCTTCCTGTAGTAAGTCTTGATTAGCCGGGTCAAATAATGAAGGATCCTGTAAATTTAAGCCACCTTCAATTAAAAAATCATCAGAAGCTAAAGACAATAGAGTATCTCTACCCCCAGAGCTAATCATATTTTTTAGCTTATTGCGTATCATGTTTTGTCTAGCTCCACTTAAAGAAGATCCTGCATTATATACTTTTTCGTTTAAAGATAAAATATTGTTTGCTCCTTTAAAGTCTTTCAAAAAAGGTTTTTGAATATTAGTGTAATTTTCATACTCTCCTTTTTCTTCATTCCAAAAATTTAGATTCCCACCTTCACCAATACCAATAGAGCCGGCATCTGTAAATATTCCAGCAGCATTAGTTAAAGCATCAACACTATTACCATCAGATATTCTTCTATCATCAAAATCTTTTAAGTATGAAACTTTGTCTTCTTTAAAAGCATTAACCTGATTAGCTAAATTTGTAAAAGAATTTTGTACCCCGTTCATTTCATCTCTTAACTCCATGTATCTAGGATCTGTAGGGTCGTCTAGTCTAGCTATTTCGGAAGCTGCTCTAGCATATTTATTCTTGTTTTCAACCAAAAAATTTGTAACTGCATTATTTTGCTCAGGGGTTAGTTTAGTTAAATCAATTTCTGAATTTAAGTTATCTATATAACCACCTACTTTTGCGTTAATAGCCTGTTTTTGCGCTACTTTTCTAGCTCTATTAATAGCGCTTTCCTGTAAACTACTGCCTAAGCCTTTTTGAAAAGCTTCTCCCCAGTTTGATTGATTGCTAGCTCCTAAATAAGCAGCTCCTTTTACTAATCCTTGATCCATATTTTATAATATTTACGTGATAGGCCCATTTTTTGAGTATGCTCCAGACAACTTTTGTCCTAATGTAGTAGCTGTACCAATAACCCCATCTGCCATTCCTCCTAGAATTCCTCCAGCCATAGACCCAACTCCTCCAACTATAGCGTTGGTTGCATCTTGTCTAGCTTTATTAGCCGCGCCTAACCTTTGCTGAGACATACCTAATAATGTAGAAGCTTTTTCATTTTCAGCATCTCTAGATATTAATTCTCCTTTTTTCTCGTACAATTGCAGATTACCAGCTTGTTGCCTTTCAGCAGCTTGGTTTGCTTGTTCTTGTTTTCCTATATCTAATGAAGCCTGTCTAGTCTGTCCCTGTTGTTGACCAGCTAAAGCTTGAGCCATAGCTGCAATTCCAGAACCACCGGCAGCTCCACTCATTGTATTCATAGTATTAGCTAATCCCTGATTAGATTGCTCTGCTGCAAAGTTAGCAGCTCCTTGGTTAACCGTTAGGTCTTCCATAGTATTTTCCATGTTTGTATAAACGTTTGAGGTATCTAAGTTTTCAAAAGCAGATTTATTTTTATTAAATTCATTTTGAGCTGCTGCTTGCTCTCTTTTTCTTTTACCGCTTCCTATTATACCGCTGGCCATTCCTGTAAGCCCGCCAACTATTTGTCCGATCATTTGATTTNTTTTATAGTTTTATTATTACGTGTTATTTACTGCTCTCAAATATCTCTGTACCAACTGAAAACAGTTCCCCATAGGATGTAGAGTTATTTATAAATTGAGCTTCTGCATAGTATCCTTTTAAAGCGCCAACTACTGTCATAGGTTCTTTAGCGTAAAATACAAAATCTTCAGTAGTAGGAGGTGATACTCCTGCGCTCGCGTTTACCACAATGCTTAATCCTGTTATAGCGGTAATAGGACCCATTTTTATTTGAGTATTTGCTGAAGTATCAACATACCAAGCTATATCTGTTACTTGAATACCTACGGGTAGCGCATTGGGAAATGTTATAGTTATGTTTGCCATTATATATTTTTATTAAGGTTGATTTTGACAAATAGTGCCTAAAGGGCCTGTGTAACCACTACCAACAATTCTAGTAGACACTAAGACGTCATTCTCTGTTATTATAGAGTACCAACCACCATCTCCAACAAATGTTGTGGTTAAAGCAGCATCTGTATAAGCATACTTGCCTGTGTCAAAAGTATTATTAGTAAAATAAACTACAGGTGTCAATCCAGGAACAACCGCACAAGCTAAACCTTCGGAAGCGTAGCTGCTACTTGATATTCTCATTGCAATTGAGGCGCATCCCGTTGTTGTGGCTGATTGTTTATTTCCGTAAGTAGTACCTATACTATTCGTGGCATACGCTCTAAACCAGTAGGTAGTACATGCTGTTAAACCTGTTATAGTTGTACTAAAATCAGNAGTTCCTGTGGCTGCATCAATATATGTACTAGGTGAACTAAAAAACTTATCTGTATCATATTGAATACCTCTAGCTGTGATTGTATCCCCGTTATCACTTATAAGACCACCTCCTACGTCAGCAGTTGTATTTGTTACATTAGTTATAAGTGTTGTAGATATAGTTGGAGCAGAAGCCGATGCTCCCGTACAATTTATGTCTGGACAGCATAGTCTTAATATATTCCAGCCTGTTCCAGAAGGACCAGTAACTCTTATTTGAGCAAAAGGACTCGCTGCGTAATCCGCTAGCGTATATTCAAACCAAACTATTTGCTGATAGGTTATACTACCTACTGTCATTGATGGTACAGTATTAGTGGTAGCTGCTGTAAAAGCAGTTTGCCTAGTTGGAGCTGTTCCTTTATTTGCACCAATAAATTGATCTACAGCAAGTGTTTGTGAGGCAGTAGGTATTGTATTAGAAGGGTCTGTACCATATAAATTATCGTAAGTACCACTATTTAAAGAAGTCATTCCAGAAGTAGCCTGCTTAGATCCATTATGTAATATTTCAAACTTATCAGGAACACCTTGAGCATTTACTAAGAATGTTATTAACCCTCCTGCTGGATCTAAATCTATATTATAATTTGTTATACCCACTCCTCCAGAATTTGCAGTACTACTACAACTAACAGAATTACTAACACTAATCCAGTCACTAAAGTCCAGTTGCATTGCAGTGTCTGTATCCCCGTAATTACTTATTATTATATCGCCGCTTATAGTTATAGAGCTTTGATCAGAGTTGCTATACACAGCCGTCAAACCAGTAGTGTTTACGTTAAATCCGTTGTTATTCGTAAAAGTTATACCAATAGCGTTAGATATTGTTAATCCAGGAGTTACAGTAAGTGCGGTAGCTGAGTCTACGGAAACAACAGTATAATCTAATATTGATTGCGTTCCTCCGTCAGAGTTAAATCTCATACCTGCTGTTATGCCTGTGGTACTATCTAAAGTCATAGAAGTACCTGATGCACTAACAACTTGCTGAGTTATAGATTCGTTTCCTTCCCAAACTACATTTGATAAAGGATTAAAAATATCTAAAGGATCACCGTTTGCCGAGGTAATAATCCATTGAAGAGTGGCTATAGAACTAGATGATCCAACAGCTGGTTCAGATATACTAGTAAATTGTTGCACAACATTAAATCCTCCATTAAAAATACTTGAAGGTTTTGGCTCAAAAACTATTTCTCTTAAGCCTAATTGGCTAACGGTTAAAGGATTAGGTATTACACTAGAGCCAATATCGCCGGAATACGTAAATGTCCATGTTTTAGACGCTATAGTTGAAGGAAACTCAACTAACTGTTGCTGATATCCGGATGCATCCATAGTTACATTAGTAGCTATATTTAATACAATTGTTCCATCAGTAGCTGTAATAGTATATACAGCTCCTTGTACGCCAAACACTTCTAAAGTTCTAGTATCCCCTAGTTGAGGAACGAACCAACCGCTATAAGGTATTGCTGTAATTTCTACAGTCTGAGTGAATATTGCTTTAGCTGCTACCTGAAAAGATATAGAATCACCTGATACATTTTGTAAAGGATAAACATAACTTACATTGTAAGAAATATTAGTTAAATTGTTTTCCGAATCGTAAGTAGGTGTTTGAGCAATTGTGTAATTTGATTGATTACCTGTAACAATGTTTGCGGTAGGTGCTTCTAAGTAGTAACCAGTGTCTGCATTATATGTTCTTACAAATAAACTTTCAATTTCTTGATACACTCCTGAATTAGAATAAGGCGTATTTGTTTCAGAACCATTACCATTAATATTACTAGTAATAGTTGCATTTATTGCCCCCGCTACAGTAATTAAGTTAACATCAGCATCTCCTATAACACATAAGTTTATAGTATAATTGCTTGAAGGCATAACAAAACTAGTTACAAATGTTACTGTACATAACACGTTTAAACCATCTTGTGTAAATGCTATTGAAAGAACCGAAGGGTCTGAAAACCCCGGATCCATAGAAAAATTTGAGGCAGTAGCATTATACCCAGAATTAGGTACTATTGTAATAACAGCGGTTGGATGCAATCCTGAAACAATCGCATTTTCCGGTATTTCATATACAATATTTGTAAAATTGTAGTTGTTATTAGTTACAGGCATGTGTTATTTTTTATTTTATTGTTGTATTACGAAGGAGTACTACAAGTTGTATCTATCTTTACGGTAAGGAAGTAATCCTGAGCATCGCTCGAGCTCCCTATGGGGCTACCTATACCATCTCCTACAACATCACAGTCATTAAATATACTTAAAGCTTTTATATAATTAAAGTATTTACCTTCTTTCTTTTGAAATTCTTTAATTTCCCCTCCTTCTAAATCTGTTTTTACATAATTTACAAACCATCCAGCTTTTTGTTGTTGAGTAGCTGTAGGAATTAATTGATTAGCATTAACTTCAGCTATAGAGTACCATTTAGAATTACTTTGGTATTCAATAACTCTAGATTGTGTACCTGTGTAATTTAAAGTGCTAAAACCTTTAACGACTTGAGGCATTTCATTTACGATGGCATTAAATGAACTAATGTATTGTACATTATAAAAATTGTTGTACAAAGAATTGTTCCCATGCTCCCACAAAAGACCGTTTTTAAAAGTATAGTAAATATTATTTAAAGTAATACCAGCTTCTTTTATAAAATCTTTTCTACTAGTCCAACCTCCCACTCCTTCCATAAAAGAAACAGTAGTGTTTAAAACAAGTGGTGATGCTACAGAGCAATCTTCATTTAATTGGTAATCTGCATCACTGCTTAATTTTGATTGCCAGTAAGGAGATAAATTGTTTAACGTTAAATTGTATAAATCTTTATCATCGTCGTAACTACCAATCGCTGTAGTAGAAGTTCTTAAGTTGTCCGCAAAAAAACTACCCATTCCGTTCGCGGCTATGTTAGTAATTCCATCTCTAGATAATCTTATTACCGCACCTCTATTTTTATCTGTAAAATAAGTTCTAAAGCCGTAAGACGCAAATGACTCAGGATTCTTAGATATACCGAACTCTCCAGTATAAGGAACAGCTTGGCCTAGCACGTTACTATTAGATGTTACATTTGCATTGCCGTCAGCGTTGTATAGAGCGTCCTTATTGGCTAATATTCTTAAACACTTATCTTCACACAAGGATATTAAATCAGTGTCTCTAGAGTGAAGTTTTTGTATTGTTCCATAAATAGGATTTAAGTCTTTTGTTATAGGTAATGCTTGTATAAATTGGTTTAATCTATTTATACCCGATGTAGAGTTATATATTTGTGAAAATATCATACCATTGCCTCGCCTTTCAGCAGCATAGGGTTCATCAAGTACAGTAGACACTTTGGGGCCTTTATCTATAGTAACTGCATTGTAGTCGTCTCTAATTCTATTGGATTCGACCCCGTTACCAAAAGCAAATACATTAAACCAGTTGATATTTTTTGTAGTGTTATAATCTGCTATATCAAAAGAGCTGGAAGCTTCGTAATAAAAATCTAAGTCAGCCCCCTCCTTAGGTTCAGTCTCAAATATTGCGGGATTATTAGTACTTAATGTTTTGTTTCCGTCTTTTTGTACTTTTTCTAAAATTTGTATTTGAGTAATAGGGTTCGCTCCTAATCTATTTGTAAACAAATCTTGATCAGAGTAAGGTTCTTCTAACTCGATGTTCCATTGATTTCTACCATTACCAAAATCCGTGTAATTACTGTTGGTCCGGGACATACCTCTCCTTTTAAATTCTCGAGTGGTAGCTTTTATTATATAAGGTTTACCAAAAACCCCTGAAGCATCCGCGAATCTAATAATAGTCCCAATTTTATCAATATCTGCCATAGAACCACCTAGCCATTTGAGAGGGTCATTCCTGTCCTCTCTGTAAAGACCATGCACCATAACTGTAAACTTGGTGTTATCTGAGCATTCGCCAGGATATTTCCATGGGCAATTACCCCCATGGGGCTTTCTATTTCTTACAAGACCTTTAGTACTACCTTTATCATACCAAACCGCGTCGTGTGTCGTTTCATCTCCTTGATTTTTTTGTGGTAATACTTCAAAAGAATTTTTTACAGCATAATCTGTTTGTTGTATAGGAAATGTGTCAATTATGTTTGTATCAAAACCATAATCTCTGTTTATTTTTACAAAAAATCTACCTGCAAATTCAGGTAAATCTTGCGATTCTTGCTCAAATAAAGTTATTATTATTTTATCATCCGTATCTAATTCGTTTAACCAGAAAGCTTCATTTCCTAAAGGTTCGTCTAATTGAACAGAATATTCATTACCTGTTCCTGTCGGGCCTCCTGAAGCAATTTTATAAGTTTTTGTTGAAAAGTTACTTACAGATATTCTTAACGATGAGTTTGAATTAAATCCATCTCTAAAATTTGGATTACTATCTGTGCTAGGCCCATCAAATTTAAAAAATATACTGTCAAGCTGTGGTTGTGAATTATTTAAAAGCTCACATTCTGCTCTACCTATTGATTTATTATTAATTTTAATAAAGCTAGGAGCTTCGTTTGCTATTGCTAATACTTTGTATTTATATAATGCATCTACAGCTTTAGAAGATGCGTGTTGTTTTTTTAATATTAAATAAGTTTCCTCGTCTACTTTGTTTCTTTCAGATGACGGAAATGATAACCACACATTGCCATCATCAGCATTATAATATCTATCTAAAGCTATATTGTAGTATTCCGTAGCGCCTTCTTTTATAAAGACCTTATATGATGAAGCCCAAGTTGGAGCATCCCCGGTAGGTGTAATACTTAATTTGTTTACTGAATTAGAATTTTGTATAGGAAAAGTAACAGCTGCTGTTTTATTAGTGAACACAGGTGTTTCTCTTCCATAATCATCTTTAAATACAATACCTGCTTGATATGTCCTTAAAGATTTAACAGAGGCTATAGGTAAGTTTGTAGTAGAATCATCATCAGAATTTGGATGAGGTTGACTAAAAGCTGCAGTGTTTAAAGATACATTACTTACATCATAATTCTGTAAGTAATTTCCATACACTAGTCTATTACCAGTTATTTCTTGAGACTTCGCTACCCTAGGCACATTATCCCAAGGCCTTAATAGTTGGTTTGATTCAACAACACCTCCAAGAATTTCGTTTTCAATTTCAAAAGATGTAGTTAATACTCCATTAATAGTGTAGTCTGCTCTTTTTAATGTTTCAACAGTGTACACTGCTTGGCTATTAGACTCTTTATATAACAAATCAACTTCGACAACCTCTTCAGACCCCCAAGTAATGTTTTCGATTATAAGTTTTCTAAGATTGTTTACCATACCGGTGTTATGACCGTCAGAAGAAAGATATTCAAATTCGCTTCCTAAAAAAGCCACTTCTGTAAATGGTGAAAAACAAGAATATTCATTATCTATGTACTTCCATCTATATGCAAACCTCGGAAAAACATATTCAAATAAAGGTTCTTTTTCTACAATTAAACAATCCCATACTACAGGGCTTGCAAATACTTGTATTTCATTTGTTATTGATAATATCTTTATAGTAACTGTAGTATTATTTACCGATACTATTAAAGCTCTTAAATTGTAATTGAATACCTCGTTGTATTCATTAGTGTATGATCCTGATAATACAATTATAGAATTAGGTTCTTGCGACCAAGCTGGTACAAGTTGACTTACGGTTATTTCATTTGTACCGTTATAATTAGAAGGTAAATTACTATCAGCGTAGTAATTAGGGTCTAAAGCAACGTTATCAGACCATTGACCAAATGTAGGTAATGATTCTGTATCACCAGGAGCATTAGGTACGTCGGGCACATATGTAAAGTTCTCTAAAGTACCAGTTGAACCGCTTGCTGTGTATGTTGTAGATACAGGAGTAGTTCCTGTACCAGGTTCATTAACACCAAATAGCGAAGGAGACATATTTAAACCTAAAGAAGTTGTAGGTGATTTTTTAATCACGGTAACATCTGCTTCTGTGAAATCTGGTTGTCCAGTTAAATTATTTGAGTATGTGTTTTGTGAAGGAATCCATAAAGGTATTTTTGTTTGGGTAACAAAATCTACGGATCCGGTTTTAAATTTTTCAACATTAATTTTCTTTGGCTCTGTTTGATCATCTGTCCAAAATAATAATCCATCAATTATATTGATGCCAGTTACGCGATAACCTGTTGAAAATTTTAATATGTTTTGAGTGTCAATCAATATAGGCGCAACCGCATTAGAGGTTTGATCATACTCAGCAATAGCACTTGTAGTATCACTGGCTATAAACCAGTATATTTTTTCGTTCGCATCATCTCTATATGTACCTATGCACTCCGCATTAGGTAAGTCACTTATATAATTTGTTGTCCAATTAACGTTTTTACCGCTAGCTGTTTTAAAGCGAAGCTCAGTGTTACCTTTTATATTCTGTAAAGCACCAACATCACTTGCATCTGAATTAGCTAAGTCTAAGTTTAAAGCATCTCGGTATTCACCATTAGGAACAAGTCTTTCATCAAGATCTTTGTTCATTTTCCCGGATTGGAAAACATGTACAAACTCTGGCATATATTAGTGTTTTATAATCTTAGATTTATTACGCATAACTTGCGTAATCTCTTCAATCTTAATGTTAGATAATCTTAATTTTGCATTTCGCTTTGCAGCTGATCGTTCTCTTTTAAATCTGGATACTAAATACTCAGGTGTGTTAGCTCTTGTAGATAATATTGCGTAAGCTATATACTTATATAAAGCTTCTTCAGCAAATTTATGCACGGTCATATCCTCATCAGAGCCTCCAATACCGTCAGATATATATTTTAAAGTAACAATTTTATTTACAAATGATGAGTCAAAGAATATAATCCCTTGTAGTTGGTCTATGTAAAACACCCCATTAGCCTGTGCCTGTTGTGGTGATAATCCATATCTTCTACCGTAACCTCTTTGAAAAGTTAAATCTGAAGGTACAATACTATCAACGTTAGACTGATTAGATGGCTTAGGGTTTTGGAATTTCTTTTGAGTTTCTGAAGATTGTGCGGATATAATTTCCTCGTCCTGTTCGTCAAACAAGTATTCGTAGTTAGCGTCTTGTAATATTGGAAAAGGATTGCTTGTATTGATAGCAGGGTATATAACTCTTTCAATACCACTAGAATCTGTCCATGTAAGTTTTACATAGTTAACGTAGTCTTTTGGTAGTATAAAATTTAAGTTTGGTCCAATTTCAATTTCCTGACTTTTAACCGAAGGTAATATATCGAAGCTAAATTCTTGTATACCTCGCTGAGCATGAAAAGCAACATCTGTTCTTTTAGCTTTAGGAATAATTTTTTCTTCACCTACGTAAGATATAAGGAAGTTATTTATAACATCTTTTATACTAGTAAATTGGTAATTACCATAGTCTTCATCCCAGCTATTCCAAATACCATCGGGACCTAAATAATATTGTTCATCTGTTTGTAAAGGTAAGGCCATATGTTATGCTTTTTCTTGTTGAATAGTTTCTTGTTCTTCTTGATTCATAACCTGATATAAGTTTAAATCTTTTATTAATATGCCTGCTAATTCCAATATTTTTATAACAAGATCCGCTTCATCCGCTGGATGTAGTTCAAAGTCTACAGAATTATTTGCGTCATATAAAGGTTCGTTAAATACAATTTGATATGCCCAGTTTACTGTAGCAGGTTTCTTTATGTATTGATAGTCTACTAAAGCAACGCTATCTATTTCAGAGTTACCATACACTTTTATACCGCTCGTGTTTGAAGTAAACACTGGTCTAGTGTTTGTAGGTTTTGTTAAAGGTGAAGAGTTAATATACAAAAACTCATTAGCATTGATGCGTTCGGCTTCAATTTGTTCCGTAGAAGATGTGCCAAATGAATTTGTTGTTGTGTTTTTGTAAACAACGGTCCCTAACCGATATAAGTCTGCGGGAGCAATAAAATACCCTGCATTTCTTGTTGGTGCGGCTATTGTTTCAAATATGTTAATTTTTTCATTAAGCAATGTAATCATGTCTGAGTATTCCGTACTGTTTCCAGGTACTCTCCCAAATTGATTTATGTCATAAAAGTATTGTTCAAATAAATCTTGTTGTGCTTGATTTGCAAATAAGTTAAATTCTTGAGCAGTTACATAACCTCTTTGTTCTTTATTGAGTATACCAAGTACTCTTTGATAAACAGTATTTACGCTTATTGCCATTGTTATATTTTTTTATTATTATAATAGTTAGGCCACGATTACAGCAGCCTAACTACTATAAGGTAACTTATTTAAGTTTCTTTAATATTGCTTTGTAAACTTCCATACCATCATCGGTCTTAAAGTAAGACGCTAATGCTGAATAAGGATGCTCGTCAAAAGGTATTGTCATTAATTTTCTACCACCTTGCCCGTATGTAAATGTACGCTGGTCAGAAGATAAACTTAAAATACCCGCTTCTACAGCTTTAGCTCCCACATTTCTTAATTGAATATGATCATCCGCTGCTAGCTCTAGAAATAATATTGGATTTTGCTTAGCAAATATCATTAGATCTCTTTTTAATTCGTTAGATGAAAGATTTGTAACCTTTTCTCCAAACTCAGATCTTAATATAGCTTCCGCGTGATCCACATCAAGGTTTTTAGCTGCCGTAAGGGCTTCTAATTCCAATTCAATCCAATCAATCTGATTTACAGAATCTTGCTCTTTATTAAGCTCTTTGTAAATTAAATCTTTTAGAGGGTGATATATGGATAATAATTGTTGCAATGCAACTTGTTCTTTAGGAACAGTTAACGTTCCGTTTTTCATTACAATTCTACCTAATGTTGCTTGACCTTTTTGTTCATCCGCAAATGGTGACTTTTGGTTTGTAGCATACCTAAGTTCTCTTTGGTGACCAGACTCTTTATCAAAATACAATAATGGTTTATTCCTTGAGTGCTTAGAAGGGATTGTAAAAATTAATGGGGACTTGCCAGTTACTAAATAGTATACTCTGTCTTTAAATTCCCATTGTGGTTTTGCAGCTTTTTTTGGTGCTGCTATTACTTGTGCTTGAGGAGCAACCTCAACTTGCTTTGCTGTAGCTTGTTTTGCCATGATATAATATGATTAAATAATTTTATAAGAGTAATAGTTACCCCTGTCAATGCAACAGGGGTAAGAATTACATTAATTTACTATGCTGCTATCTTCTTGAATAATACGAAGTTATTAGCCGCTTGTACACATAAACATCTCTCTGATAAGAAGTGAACGTTCATTGCATCCTCGTCGCTTGTATAGTTTCCACCAACAGATCCAGTGATCCAAGATTTCATTTTTCTATCATCCGCTTCAGAAGCTCTGTAACGTATGTGTAAGAATGGTCTTGAAATGTTCTGTCCTAATTGCTGATCGTAAACTGTAGAAGTTCCTGCTGGTACTAATACACCTTCAATATCTCCAACTAATCCACGAGTAGTAGCGTCGTTTAAGTATTTCCAGTCAGTCTTATAGAAATCGTAAGAACCTCTTCTGAATCCAGAGAACCCTAAGTTCAATGCCATTTCAGAGCTGTTATCAAATACTCCATAAGAAGAACCTGTTGCGTAAGCTGAATTAACAGATGCTAACATATTATCAATACCTAAAGAAGCTGATCTATTCAAGAACATCATGTTCTCTTCAATAGATCCTTGCTTGTCTAATTCTTGTAAGATAACATCAAAATCAGCAAGCCCATCTGCTCCACCAAAATCTTGATCCGAATAAACTAATCCTCTAGACTCTAAAGCTGAGAATAATCCATCAGAACCATTAAGAGTAGTACCTCCGCCAAAACTAGCATCTGAAACAGTAATCCCAGCTGCAGATTTTTCTGCTTCTAACATACTCATTTCTAATTGATCTTCAAAACGAATTCTAGCTTCGTGTTCAGATTTTAAATACCATAAGTATCCAGAAGTTCCAGCTTCAGTAGTAACTTCAACCCATCCAATTTGAGCAGTATCAGAACCGCTCACATTGTATTTATCTCTTAAGATAATTGGTTTGTTGTTAAACTGCTCGAAAGCTGCATCAACAGAAGTTCCTGCATTTTGAGTCCCTTTTCCGTATTCAGAACCGTATACAAATATCTTAGCTGCTGCGTGAACTGTAATTGCCGCTGCCGCGTATCCAGTTACTGTTAATGTAGCAACTCCTGCAGCTACTGCAACAGATTGTACATAAGCTTTTTCAACTGTTAATCCATTCGCTGAAGCAATCACGATAGTAGCACCTGGGCCAATAACGTTTTGATTACCTCCTGCTGCGTTAGCTGGAATAATAACTGTTGAAGCTGTAGTCTCTACTGGGTCGTAAGCTGCGTGTAATCTACCTTGCTCAGACCATACTACTACGTCTGAAGCCATAGGCATTTCTGCTCCTACCATACGTAAGAATCCAGAGATAGTACGGTTCCCGTATCTTTCTACTTCTTTCTCATATACTTCAGGTAAGAATTGTTGTGTAAAATCCATGTCTGATAAAGACAGGTAGTTGTCGTTAAACAACGTTTGTGTAGGTCGAGGAGTTAAGTGAGCCAATGCTCCAGTACTCCCTGTAAATGATCCTAATGCCATAATTTTTAATTTTTAAATTTATTATTTCTTTGTTTTTACTCCAAACTTAGAAGTTCCTCCAGATTTAATTGCTTTAAATGACATACCCGAACTTGTTTTGACGTTTTCATGAACACCTCTTGGGTTCATATCAATGTTTTTCGAATTCTGTACACTTGACTTCATAGCGTCGGTTTTACCCTGTTCATAAAAGTGGTTTGCAATTGCGTCTGCATTCATAGCTGTAAATAAAGACTTGTGATATCCAGCGGCGTCGCTCATTTCATTTTTATCGTTCAAGAACTTCTTGACAAAATTATTGATATCGCCTTGGGTGTCTTTAACCTGGTCTGCATTTTTAACTTTGTATCGAAATTTCTTGTCCCCAACATTGAAATCAAAACCTTTGAAATCATTGGAAAAAAGCTTTTCTGTTTTACTGTTAAATGTAGACACTTGGCTTTCAACTACTTTACTCGCTTCTTCGTTATCTTTTTTATAACGATTGAAAAAATCAACCGCTTTTTTTGTTTCTGGATTTAATTTAGATCCAGCTTTTATTTCTTCGTAATACCTAGACTTTAATCCGTCTAAGTGATTTTTAGCTTTTGCAAGCTCTTCTTTTCTAGCTAACTTTTTTCTTCGAATATCTCTGTCCTCATCAACATCTTCATCATAAGAAAAATTGTCTTCCATTATAAAGTCAATTTCTTCTCTATCTAAATGAGGTTTAGTATTTTCATAAAACTCTCTTAATAATTGAGTTTCATTTAATGCTGAATAATCTGTGTTAAGCTTTACGTAATCTTCTAGGCTTCCACCTGTTTCATTCATAAACTCCACAACCTTCTGTATGTTGTCTGGTAATTCAATACCTGCGGCTTGTTCTACAATTGCTTGCTCAACTTGTTCTTCAAGTTCTTCTGCAATTACCGTAACCTCTTCTTCAGTTATTTCTTCAAGAAAGGATTCTTCAACTTGAACGGGCTCTTGTTGTTGTGGTACTTCTTCAACCACTTCTTCGCTAACTGCGGTTGGTTGATCAACATCCACTGCATTTGTTTCTTGCTCTGGAATGGCATTTTCTTCTGGTTTATTCAACAATCCTAAATCAACCTTAATAACCCCGTCGTCAACCGATACGGCTTTTGGTTCTTCCGCTTTGATTTCTTCAACAGCGGGTACTGTTTGTTCTAGTTCTTCTGACATGATAAAATATTATATAATTGTTACTATTATTATTACCTAGGGTCTGACGAACCTAAGTTAAAACCACCGCCCATAGTATCAAATCCACTTGATTCGAAGTTTTGAGCTGGTAAATTGTTTTGTCTTTGTTGTATTAATTCACTTTGTTGAGTAGCTTGTAATTTAGTTCTTTCGTCTTTTCTATCTTCTTTATCTACTACTTCTGTTTTACGTCCTTGAACCTCAATACCTTTAAGTTGCATATTCATTTCAAATTCTAATTGCATTAACTCTTTTTTCAAAGTAGCTTCTTGCATTAATTTTTGAGTATCTATTTGCGCTTGAGCATTTGCTAGTTCTATTTTTTGTTGTATTAAAGCTTGACCTTTTTGTACTTCTGCTTGAGCAGCTACTTGTTGTGCTTGTGCATTAGCCTGTGCTTGAGCTTGAATGTTTTGCTGTTGCATTTCTTGATCTTTCTTTTGCTTGTCAACTCTTCTTATTTTTAACAATTGATTAGCTAGTTTAAGGTTTTTAACCTCTCTAAGATCGATAGCATCTGATAAATCAATTAAACCACTTTGAACTGCAGCTTGTATATTGTTTTCTAATATTGCTCTTTCCTCTTCATCTGGTTGTAATTCAATAAATATACCAAAGTCATAAAGATATAAATCTTTCATTTCCTCTAATACTGCAACATTTTGATTACCTATCTTATGAATAAATGCATCTCTTGTAGGAGAGTACTCTAATATATCTGAAATCCTTAATGATAATCCTTCACATAAATCCGATGTTAAAAATAAACTTCCATCTAATATATGTCTTGTTGCTACATTTGAATTAGCNGCAGCCATTTTTTGCACGCCTACTAAAGCTCTAGAGTCAGGCGTACTNCCATCTCTTGCTTCATTTAANCCNGTTACATCACGGATCATTTGCATGTAGTAATTGTANTTACCAATTAAAGCTTGCATTTTTCCACCACCAGCACCTGTAGTTATTTCTTGAATAGGAACTTTACCTGGGTTCATATCACCGTCTTGAGTAAATGATCTACCTATTACAGACCCTGTTTGGAAGAACATATTAAGCGCTTCTTGCGGATTGTAATTTGTACCGTTACCTAAATCAACCTCAGCTAAACCGTCTGCATCAAGATAAACCCCGTCTGGAACCATTCTTGACATAACCTGCTGTAGCTTTAAGTGTGTAAGCTGAATCATATCAGCAAAGCCAGTTATACGACTTACTATAGATTCTATTCTCCCTTGATACATTCTAGGAGCTACCATACTATAATTCATTTTGACTTTAGTATAATCGCTTTTAGGCCTAATCATATTCTTAGCTAATTCCCACTTAAGCATTCTTCCTCCAACAATCTTTACTCCTTCATATAATACTTCAAGTGATTGAGACAACTTCTCAATACCATATTCTTCGTATAATTCTGGCGGAGGATTAAATTGATCGTCTTTAGGTATTAACTTTGCTGCTCCAGTCGCAGTTTCTTTTACCTTATATACTTCATTTGTAAAAGTTTTGTAATTAAAGTACAATACTTGAACAGTGTTTGAATCGTCTTTATTAACATTACTAATAGATCTATTGTAAAATCCATTGTTAGTAACTGATTGTCCTGCTATTTCTTTTAATTCCTCATTAGTTAACCAAGGGAATTCCTTTTTAAGTTCGTTTAAATGCACTGATCTTACTTCTCCTACATAATATATATCATCAAAGTAAGGTGAATCAGTATATGACCAAACTAAATTAACAGGATCTACATATTCTACTTTGGCTCCCTCTGATTTTGTAAAAACATTTTTTACGGCACCGATACCTATAGTAGTTAAATCGTAGTTACATCGTCTTTTTATTAAGTCATAATTATTACCATCTAATAAAACTTTAATTGCTTGCTCTTCAGCAATCTCAACTTGCTGTTTATAAGTAAGTTGCATATGAAGATCTAACTCTTCTTTATTTTTAGGTAATGTTTCAGGATCATTTTCAAACAAGTTAACGCCAAACTCAGCAGAAGCAAATTCATTAAGCTCCTTAGTTTGCATATCTCTTATTAAAGATTCCATGTATCTTGTACGCTTATCTACTCCATAAGGATCCTGTGAATAAGCTCGTATATCAAAAAGTCTATCAGAAATACCATTAACAACTATATCTACAAATTTAGGTATAATTGGCACAGGCTTCCAATCTAAGTTTAAATATGATAAATCACCATTAATAGATAACTCATCTTTATACTTTTGTATAGGCTGTTCTCCTCTGGCGTAAAGTCTTAAATTATGAAAAGTAACTTGATTACTTTGAAATCTACTACTGCTACCACCGTTGGTGTTATTAAACCATTCGCTTTCTATAGCTCTACCTACTGTAGTACCATAGTCTATCGACATTTTCTCCGCATCGCTAGCTACCTGGCTTGGAAAATAACTTGTTATAACTGACTCAGCCATATTTTTATTTTTCTATTAATTTTGATAAACCACCCCCGTTGGTGTATTTAGCTATTTTTAAACTTATTGTTTCTTTTTGTACTTGAGGCCTTGGGTAATATAAGTGTCTGTTGCAAGCCATTATAGCTAAACCTGAGCTTATAGCAGCATCAAACTTTGTTCTTTTATTTATATCAAATCCAGCCCAGTCATTTAAAGTATTATTAAAATACATTGCGCCGTATTGCCCGTCCTCTTGCAAGCCTACGTGTTTATCTATATATGTTTCTATAGCTGCAGCGTGTGCTTGTTTTATATCTTCACTGGAGTTAGGCATTCCACCAATCTCTCTTTCAGTTACGGATAATTTATTCCAAACCTTATCGGGTCTGTTCATTGAATAACCTCTATAACCTCTTCTTTTAAAATAATATAATAATCTAGGTTTGTTATTTTCACATAATAAAGGCATTCCATAAAATATACAAGCCATTAATACATCTTCAAAAAATATTTCTGCAGTTTGAGGTCTAGCTACATACTCTAAAAAAAACGTATTAGCTGGAGCATCTTCTAAACTAAACTTAGTTAATCCGTGCAAAGCACCCTTAGAGCCGTGACCATCCGTTGTTCCTGATATATCATAACTATCACAACCAAACGCGCCCATATGATTATTACCTGGAGCTTTTAATCCTTTATTAACAACTTGTTTATTCTGCAAGTGTTCTCCAGGAACCCAAGACACTAAAAATCTTCCAGATGGATTAGGTGAAAATTTCACCGTAGAATCTTTTATCCCATTTACCCATTGAAAACTTCCTCTTGTTAGTACATTTGTATTACCTAAATCTTCGTTGTAATCTATTTGTTCGTATATTTTAACTAAATTAAATATACTATTTTTTGTTTCATCCCTAAAAGCGTGTTCTTCTGTTCTAGGAAATTGTCTATAAAATTCATTTAAAGCGTCCTGGTCAGACTTTAATCCTTCTGCTTCATTATTCCAGTGCTCTATAACTCCGATGTCTATAACGTCGCCGTATGGGCCTAATACAGGTTCTTGAGGGGTATTAAATACAGGTATCCCGTATTCGTCAATAAATCCCTCATAATTCCATTCCATAGGAATAAACAAAGAATATAAACCTGAAGCGGTTTGACCATTCCTATTTCTTTTAGTAACATCTGAATTGTTATATAGTTTTTTAAAATTGTCTCCTCCTTTATCTAGTGCGTTTGAGGTTGAACCCATCATACACTTTCCAATAATTCTAGAACCTAATCTTAAACACGTTTTTGTAACTCGCCAGTTATTTAATATATTGTTTGGTCTTTCCCACTTTCCACTTTCATCATGTACTAGTAGTTTTAGTTTTTCTCCATCGTACGCGTTATCACCGGTGTTTTTCCAATCGACCGTGGTATCAAGACCGTCAAGGGTCTCGGTCCTAATGGCTTTGGTGATGGACTTACGAGTAAGCTTTGATGCGGGGACTCTGTAGGCAAGTTCTGTCTTTGGCCTGTCCATACCGTCTTGGATCGGTTTAAAGAAGAAGGGGTAGTTAACAGAAATGGGTACAACCTTATCTGTGAACATTTTCTTAGCATCGGCTCCAGATTTGGACAAAATCCCAAAGCGTGCGTCGGACGATATTGTAGCCATGTTAACCGTTTCCCCAGACGCCATGAATGAAAAGCCTGAACGTCTATTCTTGAGATATGACATTCCATAACAACGGGCGTCTGCTTTGCAAGCTTCCCAAAAGATGTAGAATAACCTGTTTGATTCCCTAAAGTCTGGCTGCCCAACATCAATCTTGGACCACTGCAAGTACATAAAATGAGTACCAGTAATGTAAGTATCCAAGCCCTTATTATTGAACCAGTGACCGTTTTCCCTTTTATTAAATTGTTCATCTATATAACTTTCCCATTTTAGCTTAAATGATTCTGGATAATCCCTCCAATCGAATATACTTTCAATTGATTTTAATTCTTTAGGATATTCTTCAGGTGTCCATTTTTTATTTGATTTATCTACACTAGGCGGTGCTTTTGGTAAAGCTATTTTTAAGTTCTGTATATTGTATATTTCACCAATTTGCCCAGTCTTACTTATAACAACGATATCATGCTCTTTGTTATAACCATACTCCCATTTTTTAGCTTTGTTAAGTCTTGATATTGTAGTAAGCTTTACAGGAGTTACAATCTTATATAATGTTTGTTCGTACATTACTTAGATCTTTTTTCAGCGAATCCTTTAAAAGATTTTTCTTCTTTAATTTCCGCTGGTTTTTCGTCAAGAATATCTTGTTCAAGTTGTATCCTAGTAAGGATTTCAAAAGCATCAAATATAGCTAGCTTTTTTGTAGCCGCTGCATTCTTTAACCTATCTGCTGTTATATCATCTCCAGAATCAACTATAGCTTCTTTAGCTACCTTAATTAATTCTTCGACTGCTTTATGCCCAGCTAGGATTATACTCTTCTTCGTTTCCTTGATATTCATATTTAATTGTGATTGAATTGGTGGGTACTCTATAAATTCTATCGTTACCGATTACAAATTCATATTCTGCCCCGGGCCTAAACCCAATTAAGTCTCCTTCGCTTAAGTTTTTTAAGTCTGGATCTTTGAAGTATAAAACTCCCACACCTTCTTTTTCTTTATCTAATGAAAATGCTTTTGTTTCTTTTATAGGTTTTACGAAATTATATCCTTTGCAACTTGACCAATTGCTTTTTCTTTTATAAGCATAAACTTGATCTTCTGTTGCGAAATAGATATTATCTTTATAGTAGGATCTACTATTTTTTTCGTCTCCTCTAATGTCTCTAAAACGCCTAAATACATTATGATGCACTATTACTTCGTCACCCTCTTTAATATCAGTATCTATTATTTCAGGTACCGATATAACTTTAGCTATCCTGTTTGAATAGTTGTGATTTTGTAATTCTGTATTTAGTAGTAGTTCATTGCCGTCAATATTCTTTACATTATTATATCTATCACCTAATGGTTCTATAATAAAATTAATTAATGATCTCATTAATATTGTAAATCGTATTCTACTGCAATAGCCATGTTTTTATTAAAGTCCTTCCACGGCATTAACTCGTTATTCTTTTCTATATATATTGAGTACTTAGTATCTTCCTCAATTATATTTTTTATGGTATGACCACCATACACTTCCTGTCCAACAGAGTAGTGCATGGCATCATTTTTGTAGTCTTTACCAATACTTATCTTTCTAACTATCTGACTCATTCTCTTTGATTTCTCCAGTTTGGATATCAATTTGAACCTGGCCATAAGTTTCTTCTAATGTTTTTTGAGTTTCTCCTAAAGCTTTTTTAGCCTCAATTCCCACTAAAATAAGTTCTTGTTTTTGCATTTCTAAACCACCAATTTGCATTTGCACTTCGTTGATTTTACCAATTACTTCTTGTAATTCTTTTAACTCTACTTCTGATAATTTTTTAGACATAATAATATGATTTAATTGTTTATATGATAACTATATAGTTACTTGTTTTTCAAGATTCTTAATGACATGCAACTATCAGAGAGGCTGGAGTTGTAGCTTCTATTAACACATAATCAACAATCACCGGTAAGTAAGTTCCCGCTTGCACTCCTTGAAAAGATACTGCTTGAGAAGCTATAGGTGTATTATCAACCCCTGAAATAGAGATAACTGCCATTGAAGTACCTCCAGCTATTCTAAGAGTTTGACCTACTACATAGCCACTACCTGTGTTATTTAATACGGCAGATACAATTCCGCCACTACCGTCTACAGTAATATCTACGGTTAATCCAGCTGCATCTGTACCATCGTCGTTTAAAGTTGCCACTGCTGCTCCAGTAGTATAACCTACTCCTGGCGATGTTATTGTAAAACTTTCCACGACACCTCCAAGTGTACTAGAAAGTATAGCTTTTACAGTACCACCTCCACCAACCCACAAAGAAGCTTTGTTAAGATTTGTAGAAGCATTGATTGTATTGCTTGGTGTCACTACTTGACCAAACTCTATAAAGTCTGGCTGATTTAAAAATTGTCCCATTATTTTATTTTTTATTTATTTTTGTTGCTTTTTCCCAAGTCCTTCCTACGAAATATGCACCATAGACAGTGACTAGTAATGTTTGAAATATAGGTATATACTCTTTTGCTATTTGGAATTCACCTATGTTGCCATCTGTAAATGCTAATGCTGTAAATATAAATGTTATATATATAAGTATAATTGGTCGGATATTTTTAGACAAATAACTATCACTTGCCATATCTGATTTCCAACGATCTGTTACTTGAGCTTGAGCATTCGTATCAGCCTGTTCTAGTATTTCTTGAACTTGCTTTTTAATAATAAGCTTCTCTTCTTCAGTAGTAGTTAACTTATCGATAGCGTTACCTATTTCTTTGATAACGCCACCGGTAAGCCATTGGAATAACTTTTTCATTATTTAGGTTGTATTGCTCTAGCTGCTTGACCTTTCTTCTTGGTTTCTTTAGCTACTTGTTTATCATATCTTTTTCTAATACGTAAAGCTTTTTTCTTGTTACCGTCTGCTAATGCTTTTTCACCTTTTGATCTTAATTTTTGAGATCTAGTTTTCTTTATTTCTTTTTTAGGTTCTGCTTTAGTATTAACTTTTGTAACTTGAGTTTTTATATCTTTAGGGTCTAGCTTTGTAGAAATTTCTACTTTTTTAATGCCAACAGGCTTTATAGTAGAAGCAGTTACTTTTTTTCTAGGGGGTGTATCTTTACCTTTGTTTTTAGCATCCCATCCTTTACCAGCTTTCTTAGATGCATTTTGGCGCTTAGCTTCTTTTATATAAGTAGCCTTGTCCATTTTACCGTAAGTTTTTTGATCTCTATTCTTATAAGCTGTATCGTATGAAACTTTTTTAGTTTTAGTGGTTTCAGTTTCAGTAGTATTTTCTTTTTTGCTTTTAGATTTAAACAAGTCTGGGTTATCGCCTTTAAACTTTACGTAATGAGCATTGTTGTAGTCGTCAGTATCTTGTTTTCTATTTTTAATAGTTTCAACTTGAGCCATAGCTGCCCCACCAGGTCCGCCGG